ATCAATTCCTTCACCAGCTGTAATATGTGCTCTTACTTCACTAGCACTTGGGCCTGTGTATGTAATAACACCTGTTGAATTGTTATATGCTAATGATCCATCGCCACCTGCATCTGTCACACTTATATCTGTCAGTGATATACCTGTTGCATCTGCCATTACAAATTTTGATGATGTTGAATTGTATCTTAGAATTTTGTTATTTGCTACACCTGTGGTATCTACATCTGATAAACTATTGATTCCAGTTGATAATGATACAGCACCTGAGCTTACTGAGAAATGACTTGAATTAAAACTTGCAACACCTTTATTACTTGTTGAAGCATCTTCTCCAGCAATAGTAATTGTGTCTGTGCCTGGTGTTCCTGTTGTGTCAATACCTTCACCGCCTGCTATTGTTAATACATCAGTTGTTGAATCAACAACCACTGTGCCTGAATCTGCGGCAACATTAGAAAATAGATTTTGTGTTCCTGTTGTGACTGTGATGTTAGTGACTGATCCTGTTGTTGTGACTGTTGTTGCCATATATTAACTCCTTGTCACCTGTGCTACCACGGTGCAATTACCTTCTAATAATCTTCTTCTTGAACTATCACTTGAATCTACATAAGCAAGGTCCCATTTGTGTGTTCCCACTGGTAAACCTGCTGTCTGTGTGTCAGTTAGACTGATGTTAAATTCACCTGCTGTGTTGTCTGTTTTAGTCACTGTAAATGTGGCTAAAATATGATCACTTATGGCTTCTGTTCTAATTTGACTTGCGAAAGTGAAAGTAGTTATGTTCGTAGAACCATCTACATTCGCAGTCATATTGTTTTGGAATGTAGTTCCTTGTTCTATTGTTAAATTTAATGTTCCTGCTGACATAAGTGTTTATTCCTTGTATTTGTATTTAGTTTTCCTTATAAAAAAAGTATATTACGGTGCTTGAACAGTATAATCTACACCACTTGGTGCTGGTGCTAATGCCTGTCCTGTTCCTGCGGCTGATATAGAACCACCCATAGTTCCTTTAACTCTCCAACTTGTTGCATCACCGTGTATAAAACCGTGTAGATCATTTCTAACGGTTGGTCTGAATTGTTCTTTAGTTGTGATACTTGGATTAGTTTCAATTGATATACATTGTTTCGCCTTGGGTCCGTATTTGCCTGAAGCATTTACATCTCCACCTGTGAATCCATTGAATATTTGTATATGAGCCTTATAAGCACCTCCTCCATCAGCTGGAAATCTCAAGTTGTTGATACCACTTAAACCTGAAGCCCAGGTGCTTGGAACTGCCAAGGCATTGTCATTTATAAATGCACCTGCAAGGCCATTTACACCACCTTCTGGGGTCATACTTTCACCTGAATTAGTTCTGAAACCAACAATGATGTGATTCCATCCATTTGAATTTAATATTTGATCTCCTACCCCGCCAAGAGTTAGATCGCCAAAAAATCCTTCTGTGGTGCTTTGTTTTATTCCAAATCTTAATCTTTGATATTGAGCACTACCACCTGATGATGATCTATCCATCTTGCAATATATGTAATAAGGATTTGGATCTGCATTTACGAAGTCTCCAGCTTCAAATAACATATCTGTTGCGGCTGGGTGACTATCAATCATATCATATGTGCTTGGTGTATATAACCACATACTGATAATCGTTCCTGATGAGTCAGTTGCAAATGGTGTTCCTGTTGTTGTAATTAATCCATTTGTGGAACCACTTTTTACGATTAGATATGGCATTGAAACAGAAGTTGCTAATGTGTCATCTGTGTTAGAAACCGTGTATGTCAAAGTCGCTGTTTCTTCATCTGATACAGCTGACAAAGTGCCACAGTTATGAGATAGATGTGTATATTGCATATTGTGATGACTTAGATAGTTTATTGCTCCTGCAACAGTCCCTCCCAAACCACCAGCATATCCATTTGGACCACCTTGTGGCAAAGTATCTACAAGTTCTTGGTCAGCGGCTGTGAATGTTCCTGAATGAGTGGATGAGGCCGCACCTGCAATGGAATCAAAGTAATCAAGAGTTCCAAATTCTGTCGTTGTCAGTGAAGTGTTCAATGAAACTTTTAATTTTATGTTGTCACTGTATTTTGATTTGAAAACTACCCTTGGATTTGGTAATATATTTCTGAAATTATCTATAGCACCCCAAGTTGTGGCATCAACAAATGTTTCACTCTGTATTACATTCAAACCAGTTCTATAACTCATTGATGAGCTCTTGTCTTGTAATCTCAGAGTTGTCACTGTGCTTGAATTATCAATGTTTACGGTATCACCTTTGAATATTTGTTTGAATGTTGAAAAGTTTGAATTGATATCTAAGTTGTAGGCAGTCCCGTGTGGTGCTCTATACACATCTACAGTCATTGTGTCAGATGATGTTATTTCAGATGCAGGCAGATAGTTTATTGTGTTGTCTGCATCCGCTAACCATTGATTCAATTCAGTTTTAAATCCTTGTATCACCATTGAATTCAAAGCTGACACACCATTGTTGTTTAAATCAAACGAAGTTCCTACATAAGTTGTGGTATTGCTGTATGCATCACCTTGAGTGATATTGATTTCTGTATTCGCAGTTGGTTTTAATACGATAGCATAGACTTCATTTGTTCCACCAGCGGCATCTGCCGTGTCTGTTATCTGTAGGCTTGAGAATATAGTTTTCAAAGTGTTTTCAACATAAGTGAAATCAGCTATTCCTGATATTTCTTCTTCATCTGCCGCAACCACTGTGGTCACAGTTTGAGTTGAATTTGTAATTGGTAAAGGTGGATCAGTTGTGACTTCAATTGTTATCGTGTCAGCTGATATTTCTTCAAGATCTTGTCCTGATGTCAAAGTTGTTGGAACATAAGTGGCATTGGTTAATGCAGTATTCAATGTCGCTGAAGAATTTGTTGTTATAATATCTCCTATTCCTGATGATTGAACAATTGAAGCATCTGGATAAGTTATCTGTCCCTTGTTCTTGTCATAAGTGACATTGGCAACAAAATTAACACCTGAAAAAGTAATTGTTGGTGATAAGGTAAATGTTCCAAGGCTCTTACCGTTGTTATCAAATCCACTTGAATCTGTTTCTGTAAAACTTGGAGCAGATCCTGATTTTGCAAATGATAGAGAATTGTTTATGGTAGCATTCATTGTTGTTGGTTGACCATTTATCTTATCATCATTAAATGATGAATGTGTGTTTTTCATTGTTAGTGTTAATGTTTGATCTTGTAAAGCATAAGCACCAGCAGTAGGACTTGATACCAATAATGGTTTATACATCATACCACTCAACACCGTGTTCAATGTTGAAACGGTAGAAGTTGTTATAACATCATTCGCTGGGTTAGATGTCACAATGCTTGTATCTGAATATGTTATACTTCCTAAAGACTTATCATAAGTCATTGTGGCAATATAAGTGGCTCCTGAGTCAGCATCATTGACTGTAAAGTTTCCAAGATCTTTTGTTGTGCCTGCTACAAATTCTGCTTCAGTGAAAGTAGGGTTTGCCGCTGAACTTGTCACTGTTGAATCTGATGTTCCAACGAAAGTGTGTTTTAAAACTTTCTTAACATTAGATGTAGCTGAATGAACTAGTCCTACTTGTAAATCAGCTGTAATTGTTAATGTTATATCTTTATTATAATTGGTTGGCACGGTTAATTGTCCACCTGTTGTGCAGGCTGTTAGATCAACCGTAGCACTTGAATTTGAATCAAAAGAAACAACAACATTGGCACTTGATAAATTTGTTGCCACTCCTGTAATACCAGATGCACCTGCATTGAATCCTGACACGGCAGTGATTGCCGTTGTATCAACCCAAGAATAAGTCACTGTGCCTCTCACATAAGGTGAGTGTTGTGTGTATGCAATTGGTATGTTAAGTGTTGCCATATTATTATGTCTCCGTGTATCCTGTTGCTAAACTTTCTGATAAACTATATCCAAAGAAGTAGCCTTCGTCCACCGTGTCCCATTTGCTTGAATCATATCTCTGTGCCACCACTTCATATACAAATGGTGAAGTTTCAGTTATGCTTATTATTTTATAAATCTTTTCTTGTTGGTAAGGTTTAGTTGCAGGTGCAGTATCTTCTATCAATATAAATGCTTGTCCATTGTAATCTGTCAAAGCAGATTTACCAGCATTGATATCGTTTAATCCTGTCACACTACCTAATTGTAATTGAGTTATATCTTGTGTTCCTGTAAATGTATTTGTTATTGAAGTTTCAAATATTGTGTTGTTGACCACTGTCTGTTCGTGTGCATTGTATTCATTTGAACCAGTAAATCCATTTTCAATTAGAATCCTATAACCTTTGCTACCATCCATTTCAATAGCACCATCTATTGTAGCAGTTGTTGAACTGATGCTTACAATTCTACCTGAATGTTTTTTGCCATTATCTTTTGTAGAATCAGCATATAATAAATCGCCTGGTTTCATATAACAATGATCCGCACCAGCTGTATATGTCACAAACTCATTTTTATGTCTTTCATTTTCAAGTAGATATCTTGAATGTCTTAATGCTTGATGTTTGTTTGTTATACCTGCCATAATAACTTCTTTAGATACTACAGGCATACCAGTATTCAATTGATCTCTTAATTCATCAAAGGCTACATCTTGTTTAAACATTTTTCTTTCATTATTAAATTTAACATACATTGTATTCACTTCTGGTAAATGATTTCTACCTGAGAATTCTATGTTATGTGCATTTGATTGATTTACAATTTTTACAGGATCAGTTGGTTTATCTTGATATATGTTTAAGAAACCATTATGGAAATAGAATTCACTGTGCATATTGTTTAAGATTTTAGATAATGTTTCAAACTTGTCTTGATCACTATCAATCACACTATTAAAAGTGTATCTGTCCTGTGTAGTAGTAGATCCATCTGTTGCTGTGACTTTTAAAGAATCTGCACATCTTTGTGAGGCTTCATAAAGTTGATTGTTTATCTTTGCCGCTTGTTCATTACCACTTGATTGACCTGTTCTACTAACATCAGCAACCATTTCTCCCATTCCATATCTTTTAGATGTAATATAGTCTAATGCCACCAATGCAGTTATTGAACTATGTGCATCAGAACCTAATGTTGGATCTTCACCTGCACCAGATGGGCCAGCTGAAAAACTTGGAACTTTTATACCTTCATAGATAAATGAAAATGTTGTTGTGTCATCTTCATCTTTAAATGTTGAAGGTCTTGGATAACTTAATTGAACCAATGAAGTGTGTGGATATACTACATTATCTAATAAACCTGTTGTGCTGTCTTTGTGGATAGATGTAAAGAGTGATTGTTCCTCACCTTGATTGTATATAAATGAATTTGTTGTTAAATCTGGATCATAACCTGTAGATGATTCTCTCAATCTACAAATAGGTGAAAATACCGTATCAACATCTTCAGTTCTCACACAGGCTTGTAATATAAATTCTGTGGTCTCATTTGATGTAGGTCTTATCTTAAGTCTTTTGGCTACTTCCTTAACATACCTACCAGGTCCCCAAAATGATATGAATAAGACATTGGTTGCATCAGAATCGTAAATGTGTCCACCTGTTCCCATTGCCGCTGTGGCAAAATTAAGAGTGATGCCACTGTGAACATAACTGGCATACAATGGAGCACTGGTATCATTTCTTAGTTTACCACCTGTCCATATTTCTTTGTAGGCTTCAGATAATGTTGTAGCAGTCACATTGCCAAAAGTAGAATAATCTCCTTCTACAAGAGCAAACAATCTTGAATCTGTTGATGGAGCAGAACTTCCAGCTTTACTGAAACTTTTAGTCAATGCCAAATCAAAATCAAGACCATTACCACCTGTGGCTCCAAAAGCCTGTGTCATATTTGTGTTGTCTATGTTAAGTTGAAATGCTGTTGAAGTTATGTGTGATGTATTACCACCAATTGCTAAACCAAACCAAGTTAATTCATAATCTGCCATACCAGACATTGTTAATCCACTTAACTGGGCCTGTGTTGATGATGCTGATGTATGGAACAAGAAATCAGTGTTAAACTTAACATCCAATGAGCCTGTTAGTGTTGAACTTTCTGGTGCTCTAATATAAGTTCCCATTATGCAACCTCCTTGATTAATATTCTACCACCAGTGTTTATTCCTGCCACTGTTCTGTAGTAAAGAACTCTTGGTGTTGAACTTGTAGGTGTTATTGTAAATGTTGAACTTTCTGTTTTAGAATTTGTGACACCTGTTGTGTATTCTGTTGTTCCATCTGTAGTCATATAGAAACCATTTCCTGATCCTAAACTACTACAAACAAAACTATATGTGGCACCTTCATACAATAATAAATCTGGTCTTGCTAATCCATCCATATGTAAGCAGGTTCCTGCATAAGCAGTAGAAGTATTTGTATTACCTGAACCACCTGCATCAGCGGCATTCTTCCACCATCTAAATGGTGTTTGACTTGCTCTGTTATCTGTTGCCAATGTGACTGTAAATGTTCCAGCTGTTGGTAATATCCAGGTTGATGAATCATTTATTACACCATATGGTGATGATGCTGAAGTTAGATATAGTCCTATATCATTTGCGGCATCATTAAGATGAACAGATACAAACTTTTCTGCATCTGCATTATATTTTAAAATATGGTTATTAGTTAAAGTTGCTGACACATCTGCTAGTCCTTGTAAGAAGCCACCTTTTCTTATAATTGAATCTTCTAAATCAGTTGTTCCTGTTTTGAAAGGACTGATATCAACATCTTTGCTTCTGCTACTGAATTGATTTGCTGAAGCACCCCAACTTGAACTTGTTGTGGTTTTTTGTTCTTTAACTTCTACCCCTGCAAGTTCTACTATGCTTGGAGTAGTTGGATCTTGTAAAGGAACACCATTGATGATTGTGTGATTTAGTATATTTGATTTGATACCATTACAATCACCTTCACTGATTAAAATTTTGTAATTCTTATAATTGATTATGTCTTTACTAACTGATCCAGCAAATGGAGCCGTTTCACTAACAGTCTCTTCATCTACAATAACACCTTTTGTTAATACCGTTCCATATACAATTGGTATCTTTACAGATGTGGTATCAGTTGCTTCACCTGTGTAGAATTGTTTGTCTGATAAGTCACCAGCTACAATATTAGTGTCTTTAGATTTTATTGCATTCTTAGAACTGGAAGCCGCTGTCTTTATAGAATTAAATGGATCTCTTGTATTTGCCATTATTTGTCATCCTTGTGTGTTGCTCCAGGTGTTCCTGCTTTAAACTGTCCCATAAATGGTAAAGGTGCTCCATTGTTTGAAGGATCCCATCTTAGTCTACAAGCTCTGGCTGTTTTATTACAATAGTCTTGTGATGCACTACTGGTTGTTGCATTTGTTCTATCAAAGTAATTTGTGAATGTTGCTTGATTACCTTGGTTGTTTGTTTGTCCATATGGACAACCACCATCATCAATTGATGTATAAACAAAAGCACCACCTACATAACTTCTATATCTTAAACTACATAAACCAGTTGGCATTTTTCTATTTGTTGTTGTTCTTTGTTCAATACCTAATGCTGGTGTTAATTCTAATTCTAAAAAGTTTCCAGTTGTATCTAATATACCATTTACAAAGTATCTTTGCAACACTCCACTCTGTAAAACCGCAGTATGCTTGGCGGCTTTCTGTGCCGCTGTGCCTGAACTTTGATCACTGGTCATTGTCCAATCACTGTCTGCATTGTAATCATATAAAGTTAAGAATCTTTCTACCTTAACACCTCTCATTGGAAAGGGTGGTAAGTGTCCTAAACCTGTCCAACTTGTTTGTAAAGCCGCAACAGGTGATAATGCATCAAATGTTGTTCTGTTAATTTTTAAAACTGGTCTAGAAGGTTGTGCACCAAGTTCACTTGATATGCCTTCTATGTTCATTGCACAATGAGTGAATGTTTGTCCATTCATTGAAATATTTGATCCATTTGCTTGCCTGTGTGGTGTTAAAAAAGCTGTTGTGGAAACAGCTGAAAAGAACCTTGGAGTGATTGTAGAAAAATCAAATTTGTATAACTCTATAGGAGTGTATTCATTTATGTTTTTACAATCGTTTAGAAAGTTAGGCATTATTGATCCTCTACTAATACCGCTGTAAATGTATGAAGTAAAGGACCTGATCGTTGTTCATTAAATTCTTTAATGTAATAGTTTCTTGTTGTTCCGTCAGTAGGTTTTGTAGGTGCAGTTATTGTCTGCCCCTTGCTGTAAAATTCATACCATTCTCTTAATAAACTGGCATCTGTTGTGTTTAAGTTCTCGTGAACTATTGTATAAATTCTTCTTAAGTTATCTGGACCATCTGGAATTCTTTGTGAAAACCCATCTCCAAATTCTAATATATCCATTCTAATTTCTGTTTCTACCGTTGAGTTGACACTTGGACCAACTGATATAACATTTGAATTAGTGTCAGTAGGTGATGGATGAACCGCTGATGCTGTGTTAGCCGCCATTATGCAAATCTCCCTTGTGTTGACATTATTCTAATACTTTCTTCTAAAACTTTACCAGCCATTCTGTTTAAATCATTTTGAGTGACTGACCCATTTGTTTGTGTTCCTAAATTTCCTGTGATGTTAAAATTAAACACAGGAGAAACACCTGATGAACTTTTTGATATAGGTGTTATAGTTGCAGGTCCTTGAATTATTTCAGGTCCTTTTTCGCCAGCGATACCAAATTTGTTTTTGGCTAATGTTCCACCTTTAGCAAAAAAGCCTCCAAAGAAACTACCAGCTACAGAACTTATTAAACTACCAATTCCTCCACTACTTGAACGACCTCCACCTATTCCGCCTCCTGGAGTAAAAATTCCTCCAATTTGACTTGATATAACTTGAGCACCTAAATCAATAATTGCATCTTTAAAACTCTTTGTTCCTTTTAATACACTTGATATATTGTTTGATAAAGAACTTTCCATTCTGTTAAATGATCCTGAAACTTGTCTTGTTGCTCTATCAACTGGATCAACTAATATATGTGCTAAATTGCTATCACTGAATTCTGTTTTCATTATACCAACCGTGCCTTGGCTCATTGATCTTGTTGCTGATATAGTTTCTCTTTCCATTCTATGGAATTGGACAATAACACCATCAACCATATCAGGGACGATACTTTGCCCCACTACATCTTTTTCTGTTTCAGTAAACCAACCTGTGACACCTTCATATAAACCTTTTGCAGAATCAACAGCTGAGTCTTTCATTTCTTCAAACTTGCCTGAAACTTTGTTTTTAAATGCTACTACACTATCAGCCACTTCTACCAAAGTGTTCTTCATTGATATAAAAGCATCCACAGTTGAATTCACAATATCAACTACTACTCTAATTGCATCAAATAACAAACCAAATGCATCAATTACTAGATTCAAACCTTGTCCTAATAGTCTACCCATTCCTGCAAGTAAGTCTTCATTTTTACCTATAAATTCTGTTAATCCACCAGTGGCATCTGCTAATCCATCTAGGAATCCGCCTTTTCCTTTTCCACCAAAAGCCACGGCCGCTTTTTTCATAGCATCTCCAAAGTTGGAGAATCTTGTTGATAATGATTGTAAGGCTATTTCTGTGGCACCACCAAATCTTTCATCAAAGCCTTCAAATAAAGCATCTCTGATCTTTTTGGCACCTTCAGCCGTCTTACCTAAGTTGGAAACTTCTAATCTGGTAATACCTAGTTTTTCATTTAATACATCAAATACAGGTAGACCTCTGTCTTGTAATCTTTGCAGTTCTTCTAAACCCAAACCACCTTGCATCGTTCTGGTAAACAAATCAATTGATGATCTAAAAGCACCAACCTTGTCAGTTGATACGGAAGCCGCATCTGAGAAACTTAATAATAGTTCTTCAGTTGGTTCAATACCTGCACCTTTTAATTGTGTGAATGCTGATGTGATTAGATCAATGTCTAAGGGTAGTTTACCTGCTATGGCTTTGACTCTTTCAAATGCCGCGGCACCTTCATCTACTCCGCCAAATACAGCATTCAAGGCCAATTGTAAATCTTCAAACTCTGCTGATGTTTGTGCTACTTCTTTAATTAATAAACCTAAACCAAGTGTAGCAATAGCACCTTTTACTCTTGAAAATGCTAATGCACCTGCTGTTCCTGTGTTGCTAAAACTCTTATTAACACCACCTAGATTTGTTTTGAGTTTATTAACGGAATTTACGGCACCTGAACTATCAACCGTTATCTTAAGATTTACTACTTCTGTTGCCATTTTTTACTATCCTTTTTCATCTGTTTCTCTTGCTGTTTGTGAGCAGTAGAAACATACTCTCTATCCATTTCTTGGATAATAGCAATGAATTCTTCTTGATCCTTTATGCCACACCATTTACAATATCGCAAAATTGAAGGAAATGGAATAAATCCAACTCCTCCACTTGTATTTAACCTGTCATTGGCTAAAGAGTTATAAGCACTTACATAGATATCTAAGTGTTTTGGATATGTAGGTGCCTTTGATTGAATGGCTGGTATATTAGAATAAGGACCCCACTCTGCCATCCATTTAGTGAGTGAGGTTAGGACTTTTTTTTGTTGTCTACTACTTTTTTAATTTCAGTTGCTATCTTTAAAGATTCAGCATCTATAAAGTTTCTGAATTGTTCATAGTTGGTCAACATCTCTTTGGCTTTGTCTTGATTATAGCCACAGGTCTGTCCTCTGTCTTCAACATTTTCCCAATCTAATAAGATAGTGTGGGCTTTGATTTCAGATTCAATATCTACCACTTGTTTTGCTGTAAGTTTGTCTAAACCTCCACCTTGAAGTTCATTCATTTTAAACATTTCAAGAGTTTTGTTTTTGAAGGCTATGTTATTTGCTGGAGCAATGAAGAATTTTGCACCTTGATGCTCCACCCATTGTGCATTTGTTTTTGGATCTGTAGATCCATATTGTTTTGTAAAATCCATACTTCTATACCTCGTTTGTTAGACAAGTATTTATATAGGATTTTAAGTGTAAAATTTTAAGTTTCGTTTTTCACTAATTGAACAGTGAAAGTGTCTGAACCAACCGTTGTCTTAACAGCCTGGAATTCCAATTCCATTAACACATCTTCATCATTACCACCTGCTAATACTTGAGCTGATGTTATAATAACTTCTGGAAGATAAAATCTGTAAGTGTCTGTTGAATTACCAATTTGAAAACAAATACCAAATTTAGTTGTGTTGATGTAGTTGTTGAATAATGTTTGTGAGTCTGTGTGGTTAGCATACACGGTTAAAGAACCTGTTGCAACAAATCTACCTGAACCAATACCTGCCAAATCAGTTGTTCCAATTTGTGTTTGTGCTCTTAGACCATTATCAAAGTTTAATGAGAAAGCAGTTGGAACTACATTAGATAAATCATCATATGATGCATTTGTCACTGTCGCCGCATCATCATTAAATTTAATCACTGTGTTTGAATCCACAGTTGAAAATGGTTGTGTAGTTGTAGTCAATGCTGATGTTAAAGTTGCACTTCCTGACATAGCATTTACTTTAGAACCTACGAAACTAACTGTCCCTGTCACAAATGATCCTGATTCACCTGTTAGTTCTAAAGATGCTGGAACCATACCTTGGTATAGTTGGAAGAAGTTTGTTGATCCGTCTGTTGTTTTCTTTTGGATTGCATAACTTGTTTGAGTTGTGCCATTTTGATATGAAGTGTTATCTGTCATATTATCTACATCATTTGCACCTGAACTACCTGTTTGTAATACTGATGTTATTAATGCATCAACTGGACCATCTGCTGAGAATTCAAATTCAATGTCACCTTCTGCTTGTGATGATACCTTGTTTAAATCAGATACATTTCTTGTTGAATCAATCTCTTCTGAAGAGATAGTTGACACAGCTGGAACAATACTTTCAGATGTTGCTCTGATTGTAGCAATAGTATCTGTTCTTGAACCTGCTAAAGTAGATTCTTTTTGTATTGTTATTTCTGTTAAACTTGCACTTGGTATTCCCATTGTTTTGTTCTCCTACTATTATTTATGCTTGATGCCTGAAATACGGAATGTCTAAATTAACCTGATAGAAGTTATCTGTGTCTTGTCCACCCGCTTGTTCACCAACCACTGTCATACTACAAGCTCTTGTTGTAATATCACTAAAATTTACTATATGATATATTGTTCTAATTGATTCTGCTAATACTCTAGCTCTTTGTGTTCCTGTGCCCGTTTTAACAAATACTTGGACACTTATAATTCCTTCTTGTCTTGAGAATTTTGAGCCTAATTCTGCTTGAGTAGAATCATTAGTTAAAATTGTTAAGCTCACCCACTCGTCTAATGCTTCAGGTGTGTTTACGATATTACCAGCATTGTCAACCAATCCAAGAACATTATCAAATTGAATATATGTTCCAGATAGGTTGTCAACTAATCGCTGTTCAATGCTGGCTCTCTCTGCTTGAAAGGTCATCTATTTCACTGCCTTTCTGACGATAGAGTCTGCTCTAGTTCTTAGACTTTGAACAGTCTGAGCCGCCATCTTTCTTGGTCTAATTTTTGAGGATCCGTTTTCCACGAACCCTGCATATGGTGTATCATTGTTTATTTCTGATACACGACCAAACTTTGCATTTCTTGAATTCCAAGCACCTTGTAATTTACCTGTTCTTACAGGTGTTTTAGATTTCACTGTTTGTGATCCTTCAGTTGTAAAACCTTCTTGCACTTGATTCATTATTTGATCAATTCTTTTTAATGCTTGTGGTATTGTTAAAGCCATATTATCTTTCCCTTATATGTAATTTATATAAAGCTGTCACAGGATCTCTTTCAACCTTAGTCACTTCATAATCTGCATCTTCAAAATTTACTCTGTCTTGTGGCTTTGGTGTTAATGATAAATCTTTTCCAGGAATTAACATTTGTCTATCTGTTGATTGAGCCAAACCTGCATTTATGTTTTCTTGTTCAAATTTTGTAATCAATGCTGTCAATGTTGTTGAACTTGTTGTTTCAGTTGTTGTGCCTGTTGTAGCATTATATCCACCTGATGAAACTTGAGTGTATGTCACTGAAATAGGTATATCACCTAAGGCACTAAAAGCACTATTTGTTGCTGATTGTATAGCAGACCTTAATCCCATTGGACTAACTCCTTACTAATCTATTTTGACCTATGCCGCCTGATCCTGCATTTAATGATGGAATGTAATCTCCATATTTTCTTAATATTGAATAAACACTTGATCTGATAACACCTTTTGATAATCTTGAACTTTGATCCATTGTTAAACTGATACCTTGGACCATTAATTGTTTGAAGCCAGCAGTATCATCATCAGCAGTTGTGTCTTCTGCTGAAAGTAATCTTGCAAATTCTGATGTGGCATCTTTTACAAATTGTGGTATCGTTGTTTCATCAAGGTTTTCAAATGTTCCATAAGCATATTTTCCATCTTTCACAACACCTGATCTTGGCCAATGTAATGCTTGATTTGAATTTCTTTTATAACCTAAAAATACGAAATGTTCATCAATCAATCTTGTTGCCATAGCAAGAAGTCTTTCTTTCTTGCCATCGTGTAATGCTGACCAAACTTGATCTGCTTCTTCTCTGATTGAATCGTGATAGGTATTTGCCTCTGAAACAGTGGCATATGAGTTTGAATTTGTTGCACCTGCAGTTGTAATTAATGTTAAAGCCATATAATGTGATCCTCACTTGTATTTAGTGATTATAGGGAAAACAAGGGCCGTAAAGGCCCTTGTTTAATGGTATATCTATAATGTAAAATTATAGAGATCCGTTGTCAGATAAGTCAACAGTCATCTTAGCAAGACCTTCGCTGTTCATAACAGCCAAAGCAGTATGCTGAGCTACTCTTGTCACTCTGCCTAAGTATTTTTCAGATTCACCTAAATCTACAACTTCTAAACCAGCTGGAGTTCCTTCTGGATAGATCATTGTGATACCAGTGTTTCCACCTTTTTCAAAACAGCCAGCATAGATTTCGTGCTTGTCTGTTGTGTGAACTGTGATGTGATCATTTCTGAAAATTGGCACACCTTGATACGAAAGAATGTTTCTGTTCGTAATTGGTGAAGTCACATAGTTAAAACCAGCCCCAGAAGCTCTCATTCTTGCTGTGAACTTGTTCAAGATTGTTCCATTCATCATAATGAATTCTGGATCAGCCGCTGTGATTGAATTTAAAAGTTGATCTAAAACATCAGCTATATCATCACCACCAGCAGATGGTGTTAGCTCGTTTTTGCCGTGTAGTTCGCCATCAGAATCAGCATAGAAATCATCTAAGCCTCTGAAACCTGATGCATCACCGTTATCAGTTCCTTTAACAACTTGTTTGTAGACTTTTCTTGCGATATCTCTTGCTTTCGCTTGAATTGCCACAGCCATTAGGTCAACACCATTTGCTGATGCACCAGCATTAGATACTGTTCCAATATTTGCCAAACCAGCTATTGATTTGATATTGTAGTTTCTGAATGCAGTTGTTAATTGGTTGATTGAGTTTCCAGTGTCTAAATCGCCACCGTCTGCCACGAAAGCAGTTAAGTTTTGATCTGAGTTCTCTTGGACACCAATTGATGAACCTTTAACCGCAGTAAAAGGAACGAACTCATAAAATGAAGCCGCTTCTTGAATTGCATCCGCTATTCCTGGGTATATAGGATTACGGAAAAATTCATTAGAAACAACCGCATTAAGTGATTGTGTTAAGTAAGCCATAATTATTTTCCTCCTTATTATGTCTTGTAGTTAATAAACATAACAGATCGTCTGTCCTATAATATCACGGATATTATGTTGATATTTAGTTCTTTCTTTTCAAACCTTGGTTAATCATTTCAAGGCCTGTCATTTTTCTCGCTGGTTGTTGAACAGGAGTCTTTTGTCCTCTTGCTCCAGCACCAGTTGATTCTTCAAACAAATGTCCTGCCGTCTTTTGTAATTTGTTGACCCATTGTTCAATTGTTAAAGGCTCACCTTGTGAGTTATAAACTATCTCACCATTTGGATCTTTGGCAACAGCTTTACCATCTTCTAGAACGAAGGCAGTCTTTGCTCTTAAAAGAACATCTTCCATTGCTGTTGATTTTACATTGTATTTGGTTGCATTTGATTGAACTTCATTGTCAATCAAGACAGTTGATAATTTTTGATTTGTTGTTTTATATTGATTGTTTAACTCTTCTAACTTCTTCTCATAGTCTGCTTTCATTTCAGCAGTTCTTTTTGATAGAGTTTGTTCAACATCAGTTTCAGGTATTGAACCTTTTGCTTTATCTTTTGAATATTGATTTTTCAATCTGTCATATTCATCTTTGTCAAAATAGTTCATCTGTTTTCTTAGATCTTCTAATTCAGAATTTAGTTTTCTATTATTAGTTCTGAATTCATCTAACTTCGCTGATGGAACAGCATTCTTGACATTTAACTTATAACCATCTTCTTGCTGTTCATAAAATGAATGTAATGATTCAGGAATTGATTCCAATGAATCTACAAATAATGTTAAAGGTTGATTTGATTGTTCGTTTGATTGTGTGTTTGCTTCTTCTTTAGACATACGAGTCCTCCTATTTGTTAAACACGGTTAACTTTTATTGTAGTAGTATTTAGTATTTCTTACGACCTTTTTTGCCATAAGAACTTTTTTTGCTTTTTGTTTTTTTCTTGTTGTATTTTGATTTAGGCATTTTCTTCTCCTCCATTAAAATAACTATCCATTTCTGGATGAACTTGTTTGATTTCTTCGTCAGTGTATCCTTGTTCAATCATACTTCTCATATGACTTATCAATGAATCTTTGTCTTGCATTGGTGGATGTGGTTGACTTAAATCTTTAGGCTGTAATGGTTGCTCCACTGTTTCTTTCAGCCCTTGTAATCTTGTGATCTCTTCTGTTCTGTTATGATCAGGTGGTAATATTTCACCTTTGTGTAGATTGTAGTATAAAGTTTCTTCTGATATACCACCTTCTTGGTATGCTTTGATTAAATCTATCAATGATTTAGAATCCATTTTAGCATCAATGAAGTCTCTGTTCAATTCAGCATCCACTGAATCAATATCTATGTTCATATAATCAGCACAATATTTCAATGCCATTGTTATACCAGCATCTACTGATTCTACCACTGTGATAAGAGCAGATCCTTCTGCCGCTTGTCTGATAGAAGTTGTTTCTGCTGTCTCTGGCTGAGCTGTAGGTTTTTCTAATAACCTTGCACCCAGTTTTCCCATCTTGTTTTCAGAGTCATTTAAGTATTGCCTTAGACTATTCACACCTGCACCACTGAATTCTAACATACCAACTGATGATCCTTGTGGTAGCATTAACATATTTGTTGAACCAATCCTTAACGGTGTTGCCTCTTTGCTTTCGCCTCCATAATTGTCTACACCAGTGGCATACGGAGTAGGCAAAGCTGTAAAGTGAAGTGAATGACCAATGTCTGCTGAAAACTTATAATGATTGATATTCATATTCACTAAATCTAGTAATGGTGAATCTTCATATTCACAACCTAAAGAAGTTGTGTTGATAATAACAAAAGGAATATATTCTAATGTTCTTCCTTGTATAGTAGGAACTGTGATTTCACCTGCAACCTCTCTGTTGCCTTGTGTGTAATAAATTTGTTGGGTATAAACTCCATCTTGTAGTCTTAACACTCTATAACAAGTTTCATAATCTGTTTTAAATTCGTCATTTAAATCAACGGTCTCTTTGCTTTCTTGTAGCACGACCATTTCTAATTGTAATATGCCATTGTGCATTCCCATTCTATGGTTTATTATTGTTTCACCAATGTAATGATTACAATATGGTCTCTGTGTGTTTTGATCATAGTCAACTAAAACACCGTGTCTGCCCACTGTCAATACATCTTTTAGTATTTGTTTCGTGAAGTGATTTGCTGTTGTGCCATCAAGATCAATATCATTGATCACATCATCTAATTCTGCGGGTCTTGAAAATGTAGCACCTCTTCTGAAAACTGAACCAACTAATGCTGATAGAGTTCTTCTACTTGCATTGTAGAACTGAGCTCTTTCTTTGTAATCATCATATTCTCTACCTGATAAACCATTGAGGTGTGGTAGGAACATTTCTCCAGCTGATTTTACGGCTTCTTCGCCTTCTATTACGGTTCTTGTTTTTGCGGCTTTGTGAGCCCAATTGTTATAATTTGGATGTGTATTATTTGCTGGCATATAAGTTTTCCTGATCTATAATCATATTTATTGTTAGTAGCCTTGTAATGGAATCATTTTTGCTGTTTTTGGCTTGTCTAAGACGATATATCTCAGGCAGTCAGCATCGTGATCTATGCTTTTGGTATCAACATCATCTAAATTGTTTGTATCTCTTGGCAAACCTGTTAAGTTTCTCCAAAGCATTTGGCACTTGTTTGTTATTACTAATCCTGGTTCTTCTTGTGTTTCAGGCAACATAGCATTGAATTTCTGTCTTATCTGTTGCCAACCTATTTTTCTTGAACCTGGAGATTTGTTTGATCTGCACCATTCAACTCCGTGAACGGCCATCTCTTCTGCTATCTTGCTATCACCATCATAGATTGAATTATCAGCGGGTCCTGGTTTCACTGGTCTATCAAAGTGTCTCTCTTGTTCTTTTATTGCTCTTGCTATATCTCCTGGTGACCATCTAACACCTTCTGCAGGTTTGTTTGGTTTTGATCCATACAATTCATCTACTATTACAATGGTTCCTGGTTTGAATGTTTTCTGCTTACCGTCAATTGTGCAAGGTGTGTCATCTGCTATGGCATACCATAACACTGAAAAAGGAGCAGAATAACCATAGTCAAATCCTCTCCTTAATGCCCAATGTTCTGGCAATCTAAAATCTCCAACTAGGCATTTTACACCATCCATAACATCTGAAAACATTTGGCCAGAAGGAATATTCCAATCTCCTTCTAACATAGCTGTCACTAATTCTGTATTTCCCATACCCATAATCCTTTTAACATAATCAGGATCTTCTTTCATTAGATATGGATTGTCTATAAGTTTTGCTGGAAGATATTGCCTCAATAATCCACCTTCATCATCTGGCATCTTCACTATCCTATTATTTGGACATAGATCAACAAATCCTATTTTGAAGAAATTGTGTGAAATACCACCTGGATTGGAACTGACCATAATCCTTGGAAAATAGCCTTTCCATTTTTCAGGTAATTTTACACCACTCATCCTAACCCTTGATCTCATAAACTTGTATTGTGCTTCTGTAAATGTTGTTCCTTCATCTAATAATAAACAGTGGATCTCTGAACCTTGCCATCTATACATATCTGCTTCTTGTTGAAGATGTGATAATGTAATAATAGATCCATTCCAAAATTTAAAAGTGTTATGAGCACTATTATACTTGACCCAACCACCAGAAATCAATGGTTCCAATATGGAAAGATAACTTTGTGGTCCAACCAAATGGTTTATCCTTAAATCTGGAAATGTTCTACGAAAAAGAAATATGTTGATTCCAGGAATCTCCATAGCCCAAAGTATTGAAGCCCATCTCAAGAAAAATGACTTACCTGATCCAAATGATCCTCCAATCAACACTTCAGTTGCAGGTGTCTGATACCAAAGTTGTTGGTTTGGTGTAAAGGATACTTTTAGATCAGTTTTGTTAGTTGTCTCTTCTGTCTTTTTTTGACTCATAATCTACTATCTCAAATGAAGGCTTTTCAAGTTTCTCTGACTCACCTTCAAAATTAATAGTGACCTGAGGGATCTTACCTTGATCTGTTTCTTCTGATTTGAACATTCCAAGATGTTTACCTAGTAATTCTAAAGCTCTTAATTTATCACTCCATCTCATTCCTTTTGAGACTGGATCCTGCTCCATTGCAATTTGGGCCAATTGTCCTAATACAGATCTATTATCTATCTTGGCTTTCTTCAAACTAACATCAATACCTTTATTGATTTCATTTGATACTAATGGATTTTGCATTAATTTATTAGCCATTGAATCACTGAATCCTGCTTGTCTGCAGGCTTCACTGGCATTGTAAGTTTGCAAATAAACTTCTACGAAATGTTTCTGTTTGGGATTTAATTTTGTCTGTTTTGGCATATACTTATTTATTAATTAGATAAAATTAGATTGTCAAGCGGATCCTTGCCTTGTGGGCTATTCCGCCCACTACCGTTCTTGGCCTCTCGCATTGGCAAAGCCAAAAGAGAGCGAAGCGAGTGACGAAGTCAAGAGAGATATGAAAAGGCGAATGCCTTTTTGGTTGAGAGCGAAGCTCTTGACCAGACAACGAGAGATACAAGCAGAGTGATTGAGCACTCACACCAATTGGCAAATTCTTCTTCTTAATATTGATTCATATATGATTGTGTTGTGATCAATTGCTCTGCAATCAATCAATTAATCAACTTCGTTGATTAATATCTTATTTGCTTTTTTCTTTTCTATTTGAAGTAGTTTGAAAAAATAGTCGTATTATCAGAATGCAAATTTTTCCAGAGTATGGTTTATCACTGCCGTGTTTATGTCCTTGGCTACTCTACCTCGTTGCAGAAAGTATGTCTCGCTGGTTTGTTTTCAAAACACCCTAAAACCTTATTTGTGCAATCGTCACAATAAATTGTGATGGACGGTCCATTCTTTAGACCCCATTATGGAAAAATAGGATATTAATGATTTCCCATAATTGCTTTATTGTATATTATTTATAATATACTTGTCAAGATATTTCTGTTGAGGTGTTTTTTTACATTTTTAGATAAATATCATTAGTATTATCTTAATTTGACATTAGGTAATGCTCCTTAATAGTATGTGCAATAGGACCCTGTTGTTTCGCGGCAACAGGGTTCACCTTTTTTAATCTATAAATATTTGTATGGCAAGAAGAACACAACATATTGAAGATGAAGCTATCTTAAAAAAAACAAAATTCAGACAAGACTTACAATTAGTAGATGCTGTCTATTGCTTGACCTACGATGACAAGTTCGCTAAATTGAGAGTTGATAGAAGCAGTAGTGATGTTAATATTGGCCAACTAGGTTTCAAATATAAAAGACATTGTTGGGGTAGTGAAGGAACAGCTAAAAGCCAGGTTGAAAAATTGAATAAATTATATAAAACAAAAAAGTTCAGTTATAGAAAGATAACATAACAATGGCAAAAGTAAAGCAACAAATAGAACACGAAACAAAACCTAAGAAGACTAGCATAGGTGGTGGTAGACATTCAAAAACTATGATGAACAAATCCAAAAGAAGAAGTTATAAGAAATATAAAGGACAAGGTAAATGACAAGAAAAACAAATACAATGTTGATTGGTTTGCTAGGAACCATATTGTTAGGTTTATCTACCTGGGCATTAATAACAATTATAGAACTTCAAACAATGGTAGCAATGATGAGCCAAGAACTTATGAGTCTAGATAAAGTAATTGGTCGTATCTATGCACATATGGATAGATTATCAAAATAACAAAAATCACGGGGGTAGTATTACCCCAGGTAGACCATTTAACCCCACTGTAGGGGTCTTAAAATCAATCTTTTTTTTACAATTCACCTATTATATAACTATTGACAATAGATTCTTAAATATTGTATAATATGTTATGGCCAGAACAAAGAAGAAGATGAATCATATTCAGACTATAGAACTATTAGAAGAAATGCAAATGAGAATAGATAGTTTGCAACACACCATA